CCAGTTGAGACGAATACCGAGGTATTTCTTGATAGATTTAAAGCCATTTTGCTTATCTCCTATATTTACTTTGGAAAGGGTTTAGCTAGAATTTTCTGCTTTACCTGTTTCCTAATATCGTACGGTGACGTTCATTTCTCCTATACCTAGAGGGCTTATTACTCCTTCATCGGTACTTATAGACCCAATCGTTAAAGACGTCGCCTGTAAGTGTGGTGAAACTGTGTCATCATACACTAGTATGTCATTATCGTCAATTACTCTTTCGAGATCTTCGAGTAATAGTGACAAAACTTCTTGAGGGTCGTTTGCATCTTCTACATAGACCCTAATTGTTAATTCTAAAAATCTCCATTTAAATCCCCCAGGCTGATATTCTCTTTCTTCGTCGCCTGCTACAACACATACTTTGGGGTATTGTTGTATTTCATCTAAAAATACTAAGTGTGAATCAGCATTATTAAATATATTAGAATTGAAAGGATGATTCCCATCTATTTCTTTTATTTTATTTGTGAGAGCTTGGGCTATCTTTTTTCTTTGCGTTCTTTGTGCCATTATACTCTCCTAAGTGTAAATTTTGCTTCTACTTGTTGTAAAGCTAAATTCCTTATACTTTTTGTTATTAAAGGTTTAGGATTATAACCTGCAGGCCATCTTCTTTGTCCTTCATTTTCAAATGTTCTATAAGGATTGTGCATATACGTATACTCCCCTATTAAACTTTTTGGTCCTTCCCTTAAGTTCACTAACTCTACACTATTAGAAAATCTGCCTGTTCTATTTGTTAAGGCAGGTTTACCCATATTTCTTCTAACTTCTGCAGGTAGTCTACTATTAATCTTAGACTTTATACTCGCTAAACTTTTATGTTTTGCTTGTGGTTTTCCACTTGCTTGTCTAAAAACTGTTGCGCCTGCTATTTTTATATTCCTTCTCTGCGCTTTTTTACTAGTTCTAGAAGGTTTCCTAATGTCTATATTATCTTTTATAGGAGTAAACTTTTTTGCATTAGTTTTCTTTTTAATTCTTGTTTTCTTTGTTTTAAAACTATCAACTAAAGTTTTTATTACATCTTCTTGAGCAGCCTCAGTAAAAGGTTTACTTGCTTTTTCAGTCATGTCTGCAATAAGACCTGCTTTAAATGCTACTTTAATTTTTTCTCTTAAAGTTTTTTCTATAGCAGTTTTTATTGGGCCTAAGTCAGTAGTTTCATCTGTATTTCGTGCAAAACGAACTTCTACCATATTTGCTTGGGTGTAAGCTCCAAGTTTTCTTTTAGTTCTCTGTCTTGAATAACTTAATTTTAAACTTTTTTGTACTTCTTGTCCAATATCCCTAGGATTAATAAGTGCTGGAAAACTCATAGCAGGAGCCTTATCTATCAAAGAAGCAAGTACAAAAGATGCTTGAGTACTTTTTTCGGAATGAGCTGCTTTTACTCCTCCTGATCCTAGTAACCCTCTAATAGTACCCGATCTTACTGATAATCCGTCTGTACTAGTTCTTTTTCCTCGGTCTTCTGAACCTGGTAAATTATTGGCGGTTTTACTTTTTTTATCAACAATCTTTATCCACTTATCCCACAAAGCACCACGTAACCCGACAAATAATGAATTAGCTTGAGTATTATTAAATTTTAACCCTGAACTATCACTAGAAACTAGACTTAATTTTAGTCTTGTTTTTGTCAAAGTATCTGCATAAACTCCTGGATTTAATGTAGGATACCCTAGTAAAGGTGGTGTAGTAATTTTACTACCTGTTGCAAATCTATAAAAATTTGCACCTACTTTTACTCCACTCATTGACCTCAATTCTGCAGTTGTATCAGCAAGTGCTTCATTCCAATTAGTTTTATTATTATACTTTTTTAGATGTGGAGCCGTTTGATCAAGTATTCTCTCTGTTACTTTTAACATGGCATCAATAAAATCTTGCCCACCTATAGTAATTTCCAGTACTGACTCACCTCCAATTATGAAGCCTTTACCAATTCTTTTACTTTCCTTGTCTAAAAATAAGTTTATTTCGGTTTTAATTTTTGTTAAAGCCATTATTTATGTATCTTATAAAAATCCAATATACGTTTAATATGGTCTGGAAAACCTATGTTCTCCCTTAAACTTGTTGATACAGGATTTTGTATCTGTGCACCTGAAATAGTTAAGTTTTGTTTTCTTTCATCTTTTAAGTAATACTTAGTTAAATCAAAACATGCTAGTTTTAAATCTTCCGGTGTTGCTGCATACCCTGAAGTATACACAACTTTTACCGCTTTTCTTCCTTGTGGAAACATTTTGTCTCCTGACTCAGTAGTTCTAAAAATAGTATCTGCTAAATCATCTACTATGTATTCATATTTTCCGCTACTGTCGGAGTTTTCTGTTACTAGTGTCGTATATGAGTCTGATTGCTTCTTCCTTTCGGCAACTGAAGTCACGCTCACAATTGGACTTTCATCGAGTATTATTGCATTAGTGTACTGATCATTGATGTCATAGTATTCTGTCTTTGCACTTGAATAATAGTCTACAAAACTCGTCCCGCAATAAGTTTTTACTGCTTGACTGATGGCTGGTATAATTACATTAATCTTTGCGTCTTCAGACTGTCCTGTCAGACCTGCAAAGTTTTTATACTGTTGTAATGTTATTAAATTCGCCATAATTAAAAAGGGGGAGTGTTAGGTACACTCCCTGAAACCGTATTGTGCTAATATTAGCTAGCTTTGTACATGTATGCCCATTTAGAAGTTGCACCGTCAATTAAGTCAGTGAATCCTAATCTCTGAGAAGCCACAAGGACTCTTCTTTGATTAATAACTTCGTAGTCAGATTCTACAGTAACGCCTCTTAATCTTGGCATTACATAGTTTCTTGGGTTAACAGCGATAGCTCCGAACTTAGAAACTGCTGGTGTAGCAAA